ACGGTTTGGGCTTCTTCCACCCAACAAACATCAACGCCTTCGTAGGATTTGACGTTAGCCACATTGTTCTTTAGGCCAACAAAGGCAAACTCTGTGCCGTTTTGCCCTCGAATGCTGGCTTGGGTTATCTCGTAAAAACCAATAAGCCCCAAAGCCTGTATTTGGTCGCACAGCAGTTTATGGACGGAATCCCTCATGCTGGTCATAAACTCACGGGCGCAAAGTATTCGCATTGGCTCTTTAGCGCCTTTAATCAGCAGCGCACGGGCTATGCCCCAACTCTTTGCGCCGCCCCTGCCGCCTTGTAATACTTTGTACCGTGATGGCTTAAACAGCCCCTCCAACTTAATGGGGAACTGCGCCTTTGAAATTGCCTCAGTTACTTGGCTCATCGGGCTTTACAAATGTGACCTGAATCCCTGACACTAATGGCGCACCGTCTTGGCCCGTCACTTCGTGCTTTTGCGTCTCAGCCCACTTCAATTGGGTTTTAGTCCACCAAATAAGCGCAGTGGTATCCCCGCCCGTGGCTTTGCTAAACAGCGTCTTGGCAATTTGCCCGTTTGCCTTGGCTTTGCCCATGTCAAGTTCGGTGCGGTAGTGCTTACGCAGCGTTTTGTCGTCTATGCCGACCAAGATGGCAATTTGCTCATGGGGCAAGCCTAAACCGCTGGTGCTTTCGACCATGCGTTTGCTCTCGTCCGTAGGTAAATGTTCTTGCATTTGTTTTATAAAGGGGAAATGCTAGGGTTAATCCTAACAAAATAAGTTGCAATTGTCATTTTTTCCATTTAGAATGTCCACATTCCTATACAAAAAGGTCTTTTATGCAAACCAAATTAAGCCAAGTTAAAGCCGCCTACATTACTGGAAACTACCAGCAAGCACTTAGCATTGCAGCCAAATTTCCTAACCTTGGGGCAGAGCGAAAAGCAATTACACTTGCTGCTGAATGCTATACCAACCCACGCTTTTATAGCCAATTAGTTGACATTGAGCAATCAAAGGCCAATGGCTTGCAAGCCTTAGTCCTCCGTTACGGGCTCTAATACTCCCAAGTCAACTTCCACCACACCACAGGCTTTAGCGGCTTTTTTTCCATCGCCTTTGACAAATACTAAGATGTTTTGGTGCGTTTTGCCTAATTTGCGGCTGGCGCTAAATTGCTTGCCAGCCCTAATAGGTAGGCTACCAACAGCGGTAATCAAAATGGCTTCGTTGTAATAATTAAGCCCTGCTTCCTTAAAAGCCTGAATAGTGTCACCAACAAAATTGTAGTAATTGCCTTTTTTGTCCCGCACCTCACCTACAACAAAGCAAGCAAAGCGGTCCTCTTTAAGCAAAGCGCAGGTTTTTTTAATAATTTCAAAATATGCGCCCTTAAATTCTTCATAAGCCAAAGTGCTTAAATCTTTTGGGTCGGTGCTGTAAACCTCTAAGTCTGCGTATGGGGGGCAAGAAAATACCATGTCGGCTTGCACATCTTTGCAGGTACTGTCAATTGTTCGGCTGTCCCCGCATATCCAAGCCGGGGGGTGGGCATCATCAACGCATATTTCACCACCCTGAACCCTATTGGCATTAACCTGTTCTTGCCGCAATTCATGGCCTATGTATTGCCGCCCTAGTTTGCTTGCCACAATGCCCCTAACGCTGCCCCCTGCGAATGGGTCTAAAACTAAACCGCCTACGGGCGAAAACCAAATATAGGCCAATTCGCATAAAACAGGGTCAAATATGCTTGTGCCTGTGACTTCTTCACGCCCATATTTTTCGCCAATGCCAGTTTCAAGGCATGTTGCCAATGGTTTAGCCATTAGATTTTCCTATGTTTTTTAACCCAACAAGCCTTTTGCCGCTTTTGTCATAGCCAGCAACCATTACGCTACCACCGGGCGCTGCGTTGGCTTTTGCGTCAGAACCGCCCCGGCCTTCCTCTGATTTGATGCCCAAAGCAAGCCAAGCTCTTTTGCGGTCTTGCCACCAGCCTTCACGAGCGTTTAATACGCTAAATGGGGGAATTAAAAAACGCCCTGCAAGACTGCCAGCGCCCGTGCCTTCTTTGGGTTCTTCTTCTTCTTTGCCAAACAATTCATCTAATTCGGACTGGTCAAAGCCTAAAATGTCCATAGAAAAGCCTTCTGACAACAATTCTTGTAATTCAATTTTTAACAAGTCATCGTCCCACCCTGCGTTTAAGGCAAGTTTGTTATCGGCAATGATGTAGGCTTTCTTTTGGTTTTCGGTCAGATCTGCTAGTTCAATGGTTGGGACTTCTTTGTAGCCCAACTTTCTAGCAGCTAAAAGGCGACCATGCCCGGCAATAATGCCGTTTGTACCATCCACCAGTATTGGGTTAGTCCAGCCAAATTCCTTAATGCTTGCCGCAATTTGCGCCACTTGTGTGTCGCTGTGTGTCCGGCTGTTGTTTACATAAGGGATTAGTTCTGTGACCTTCTTTTGGGTGATTTTCACTTTTTGGGTTTCGGTTTTTTGGACTTTTCAGCCTCACGTTGCACAGAGTAACCAATTGCGACTGCCTGTTTTACAGGTTTACCAGCCTCAATTTCCTTCTTGATGTTGGCCTTCAACGCCTTGGGCATCATTGATTTGATTAGCGGCATTTTCGTCCTCCAGTAGTTTTAACCAATAATTGCAGTCTTGAATTGCGCCGCCAAGCGCATGGAGGTTCATTTCCGTTTGCTTGGCGGTTGCGGTCAAGACTTCAATGCGGCTTTTCAAGGCTTCTGCGTTCATCAAGATGCTACTAGTGGCAAGCTATACCATTGGGTAGTGCCGTAAGCAATAAAAATGCTGGTGGTCTGTGCCGCCATAGTGTATGCACCGGTGGTTGCAGTCAAAGCATTGATTGCCGCACCACTGTCAGGATAAACCTTTAGTGCTGATGCAGATGAATTCTTAACGTAGATCATTGTGCCATTGACAACGTTAGGCAAAATCACACCTTTGGTTGCGTCTGCGGCTGTGACCAAGTTAAAACCTGTGGTCATTGCAGCGGCATCAGCGTTGGTGCTACCAGCTGCGGCAACAGTGCTAGTGCTTAAAGCAATACTAGTAAAAGCGCCAGTGTTTGGGGTTGTTGCGCCAATAGGCGAATTATTAATAGGCGAATCAGTTAGTGAACCACCTGTAATATCTTGATCTTGATAGGCTACGCCAATTGCAATTGAGTTTGACATGATATGTTCCTTTAACAGTTCCAGTTTTTAAGGGATGCCTTGGCCCGTTCTGCTGGGCCTTTGGCGTTTTTGACTACCCCTGACATCCTAGCGCAAAAACTGGCTTTGCGTCCAGCATCCGCTTTAGTTTTTGGGTTTGGTGCAGGGGGTTTCAAATTTGAATCATTCTTTGCGTTGTACTCAGCACGACCTTTAGCGGTCATTCCCGCACCTTTTTCAGTCGGGTTGTAAGTTTTCCCCTTGCCTGTGGTCTTGTGGGGAATGGGCTTGTCGTGCTTAGTCATTTCTTTTTGGCGGTCTTGGCTGAATCTTTAAACGCCTGTGCGGTCGGTGCGCCTTTAGCACCGGGCGATTTCATGCGTTCGGGTGTTTTACCCGCTGCTTTTTGTCGCTCGATGCGTTCTTGTTTTTTGTGAATATTGGCATAAAGTCCGGGTTTATTCATGTTTACTCCTCAACGATTGCACAAATATCGGCTTCTTGGATTACTTGGTAATCCTGTCCGTCTATGGCGTGGGTAGGCCAATTAAGGTAGTCCCCGTTGCCGTATTTAATAAAGTCACCGACAGCCACATCATAAACTTTTGGGCCAATTGCCACAACTGTGCCTTCGTTAAAAGGCTCTTTGTTGTTGATGTAAATAATGTCTGACAGTTTTCTTACGTTGGGCTTGACCACTACCCGGTCGTTCATTGGCTGAATCATGCTGCCACCTTGCGTGTGTATTTACGCTTTACAACGGGGGCTTCTTGCACCGTGTCGGTCATTATGTCGTACACAGGCAAGGCGACCAACTGGGCTTTTTTTGCGGCATATTCGCCACAATAGTCGTTTTGGTGCTTGTTTAGCGTTTGGGGGTAGCGTGAGCAACTGCCCATTACCAACGCATTTCTAAAGTGCTTGCAGGTCATGCAAGTAAAATCGGTATCAGCCATTACAAACCTTTCTTTTGTGGTGGTCAGGAAGCCCCTCGCCCTTACTCGGCTTGGGGTTTCCGCTTTTTCAATCTAGGAAACGCAATCTGTACAGGGTCGAATTGATTAAATCGGCAATTTCGTCAATTTTGTTCTGCAATTCTGTATCTTTGGGCAAAGCCTCACGAGATTCTTCAACAAACTTGCACAGCCCTTCTAAGTATTTTACAGGGTTTGTGGCGCTGTGAAATTCTGTCGGAAACTTTTTGATTTGCTCGTATTTGCCCATGTAGGCTTCGGCGTACTGGTCGGCTAGGTCAACAATCGCAGGATAGAACTTACCAAGGGCTTTATGCTTTGCATACGAATCGGTTGACAAGTGCATGAAATGCGTCACCGTGCCACTGTGAAACAGGGCGGCAATAAACTCAGCGGCTTCGTTTTGCATAAAACCTCGTAAAAAAGTGGGGGCAAGCCCCCAAAGCGGGGCAACTGCGGTAGCACCGTGCCTACATTGTAACGCTTGGCAAAGGCACGTCAACAGGCCATTCACCACGGGCGACCAACAACTCCACCGTCTTAACATGGGCTTTGTGCCACAGGTCTTGCCGTTCGTCTTTGTTCATATGTGCGCCTTGGTCAATGTCGTAATGGCATTTTAGGCACAGCGCAGCCACTAGGTTGTCATCAGCCTTGACCCCTCGGCCTTTGCCGCCGCCCCAATTGGTGTGCGCCGCCTGTACCATGCCGCCAGCCCCGCAGCATTGGCAATCCAGCCCCGCAACCAGTTTGAGCAATTTCTTGCTGCGGACGTAATCGTGCTTCTGAAAACTCATCGCATTGCCCTGTCAGTTCGGTTGCCAGCGTATATGTTGGCTTTTTCGGCTTCAATCCTTGCCTGTGCTGCCACCATAAGCCAGCGGGTGCGTTCCCTTTGTTCTACCGCAGCCTGTAACGCTAGCAAGTGCTGAACATATTTTGGGTCGGCATATGCTTCACGCTCTTGGGCGGCTGTGGTTTTATGCCCATGTATCTCAAAATCCCGCATCAATTGCGCTTTGACGGTTTTCCGCATTTCGGTCATGTAAACCAACTGCGCTTCGGCTACCGCATAGTCTCCAGCGTGGTCACGCAAATAGTCAACGGCTCGGTCAAGGTTGCTCATTTATAACTCCAATCATTCTTAATGCCGCTTCTACGCTGTCAATCCGTGCCAAGGTACTACCAGCCCAATTGTTAAAAAAATCTGTCTGTAGGCTCGTTAAACGCTTCTTGGAAGTGGTTTTGACTTCAACCAAGAATGTGTGGCCTTTGTAACCTACCAAAAGGTCAACTGGTAGGCCAATCACCCAAACATACGCCCCTGCTTTGCGTAACGCCATCACAATCTCGGTTTGATTAGCGTCTGTCCTTGCTGCGTATCTCATGCTATTTCCCAGTGCTTTGTTGTTTTTTCAACAATTCGATTTGCTCGGCAACGCACTTCCCCAACCCGTGCCACAGGGAATTCTTTTCGTATTCCCTCACCATGTGCCGAACGTGGTCTATCCAGCCCGGCAACATTGCAAATTTGGCGTAGTGTTGGGCTAGTTTTATCATTCTTCATTTAACGCACATCGGGCCATTGACAGGGTAGTAATGTTAATTTTTGCGCCTTCTTTGTGGCGCTTTAAGATGGCTTTTGCCCAACCCTTCGGGTCAATTGGTGCATTTTTAACCTGCGCTTTTATGTCGCTAAGTTTGGCAAGTTCAGCCTTTAACCTTGCGGGGTCAGCCTTTGGTTCGGGCAAGCGTGGCTTTTCAGCCTCCGGCGCACGTCTTGCAAGGTTACGAAACTCAATCACGTTTGGGCAGCGTTCGGGCAAATTCTCCAGCGCCCATGCCAAGGCGTGTAGGTTGTTATCAAACCCGCTTAATTCGTGCGCCCAAGCCGTTTTAATGTCCGATTCAGGCACATCAAGCCACTGGCGTGACCAATTGGGGTAAGTGGCTGCAAGTCGCTCAAAAAGGCGGTCAACGGCTTTAAGTGAAATGCTCATTGCTCAATCTCCAAAAATGTTGTGTTGGTCTGTCCATCGGTAGGCCACTTGCGCCCGGTCATTGTTTCCCAGCGTTTGCGCCGTGCTTGCTGGTCACGATCGGCAAAACTTTGCTGCTGGTGGTTTTGTTTTTCAAGAACCCAATCAGCCTTAAACGACTGCCAATTTCGAACAATGGTTTCTTTCAATGCGTCCTCAAGTGTCCACCCGGCTTTGTTGACTTCTTCAATAATTTTGTCAATCACCAACTGGGTGACTTTGGCTCTCTTGGATTTTCGGTGTGAAACAAATTCCTGCCAAACGGATTCTGAAACGCCGTCAGGCGTTGCCACGGTAGTGGCTGTATTCTTTATTGGTTTATGGTTATTGGTTATTGGTTCTTGGTTAGGGTTATGTTTGGAAACCTTTTGGGTTTCTTGTGGGTTTGTTTTAGGTCTGCCTCCAAGTTTGCCAACCTGCCTGTTTCTCTCGGCTTTGGCCTGATAAGCCTCAATTGTTTCGTCACACCGTTTGTGAAACCAGCAATCGTTTTCTATGTCAAACATAAAAAATTCTTCCAAAACAATTTGAACAGCATTGATGTGTTTAACCATTCGGATGCGTCTAGCAACCTCGTGGGTTTTGTTTGGGATTGGTTTTTCCTGCGTGTAATACAGGTCAAGAAGTCGGCGAAAAGCCAAATCCTCGTCATTGCTTAAATGGGCAGTGTCGTGAAGGTAATCACTCACATGAAATGAATAATAGTGCATTTTTTTACTCCGCATACTCCCTGAAAGAAACAAGCGGCAGGGGGGGAGTACCCTTTTCGGTTTGGAGATCAAGCCAAACCTAGCCGTGTTTCAAAACATTATGCCTTAAACCACTCAGGCTTCAAAATCATTAACTGCCAAAGCCGCCCCTGTGGAATTGTCTGCCAGTTCCACACTGCGCCTCTTGTCACCCCCAGCAGCCTTGCCAAAGATGATTGTGAGCCAGCAAGTTTGATTGCGTGTTCTTTAGTCATTTCCGTCTATTTTAGTTTACTTTTGCGCCATGCGCCCATAAATTTTACCTATTAAGAAACAAAAACCAATAGAAATTATTTTGTTGCAACATGGTTTTTTTGTCTATTTTGCTATACAATACAGTCATGCCCCGAACACCTTGGGGTCTTTTTAGAAAGTAATCACTATGAAGCACACTCCCGCACCTTGGCATCTTAGCGATGCTCGTTCAACCAAAGTTGATTTGATTGACAACTCCAAAAAACAAGCCATTGGAGAAATTGTTTGGGTTGATACACGCAACCCAGCAGATGCAAAACTAATTGCAGCAGCCCCTGACTTGCTTGAGGCTTGCATTGAAGCCTTAAATTTGTTTGACAACTATCCTGATTGCTACGAAGCAATTGGAACTTTGGAATTGCTGCAAGCCGCTATTACAAAAGCCACAAGGAAACAACAATGAACAAATACCAAAAAATGCAAAGCCTAAAAAAACAACGGCAAGCACTTTCCGATTCATTACCAGTTTACACATTGCGTCACGACCCCCTTGTTCAGCAAATGCAAGACATGGATGTTGAAATAGAAGCCATTGCGTATGACCTTGGCATAAACGCATGGAAGCACGATGCGCCAATCAACCCTGCATTTTTAGGCGCACAACCTGCACGGGCTGGCGAAGATTACTAAACCCAACAAGGAATTAAAATGCACTCAGCAACACTCACTTATGACAGCATCGTTTGGGAAGTCACCTATGAATGGGAAGACGCTCAGACCGAGACGGACATTGACCCACCCATCCCCGCAATTGCCACCATTGACCAAATCTACGTAAACGGCGTTGAACTGTACGAACACATTGACGTTCACACCATCTACGCATTAGAAGCAATGATTGTGGAGTCACACGAATGAAAGACATTGCCACCGCTTTTCTTTTCGCCGCCCTTATCGGGCTTCCCTTTGTAATTTACTTTTGGAGAATGTAATGAAAGGTTTAATTGCTCACTATATGGAACTCATGGGGCAAGTTGAATTCTGCCCGTACTGCATGGAAGAAAAAGACGGCAAACTTTCCTGCTGCCAAGAAAACCATTTTGTCCCGTTCTCGGATTTGGACACCGATTCACAGTTAGAAATCATTAAAGAGGAATTAGCATGAAAAATATCGCAACCGCCTTAGTCAAGGCGCAAAAGGCTTTTGGGCCAGCACTCAAGTCATCCACCAACCCACACTTCAAAAGCCGCTACGCCGACCTTGCCGCTTGTGTGGAGGCGGTTATTGAAGGCTTAAACGGCGCAGGGATAGCACTTATCCAGCGCACCAGCGAAGACACAACAGGCGTGACCGTAGAAACCGTGTTTATCCACGAATCAGGCGAGATGCTGGAATGCGGCAAGTTGCACGTTCCAGCCAGCAAGCAAGACCCACAGGGTTATGGCTCGGCATTGACTTACGCACGGCGTTACAGCCTGATGGCAGCGTGTGGAATCGCCCCGGAAGATGACGATGGCAATGCAGCCACCAAAACCCATGCAATATCAGCCGCCACAGTTAAAGCCTTGGTAGCCGACATTGAATCTTGCACAAATGAGTTTGAACTTAAAGCCGCATATTTTGAAGCCATTAAAGCCGCTGGCAATGATGAAATTGCCAAGAC